CTTGCCACGTTTCTTTGCCTCAGTGCGATATGTACCGCCACGCTTTTTGTACTCTCGTACCAGCCAAGCGTTTGCGTAGGCAGAGGGGTAAACTTTGAATTTACGTTTGGCTTCTGCCTTTACTCTGGAGTATAACGCTTTATTAACAGGTACATTCATGTCTCTTTTTACCTCCCTTTTTCTTCTTCTTCTTTTTCTTGGTTGTTGACATTCCGTAGGCCATAAGCAAAAAGGGTATCTTAGTATATTCTAAACCCAGTTTGGCCTAAAGACTCAGGTTTTACAAGATTAAATTGCTGTAAACATAAATATCCGAAAGCATCAAAAGCGTGATCTACCCCTAAATTCTTGTTAGGCAGTCCTGTGTTGGGAGCATAGGTTAGTGTTCTGAGTGCTTTTATTAATTCTTTACATCTTGGGTTAATTATTGTGCGTCTTTCTTCGGCTGCATCAAATAATGCGGTGTTTACGCAGGTTATCTTATCCCTTATTTTCCAGGGAGATCTGGGAGAAGATACGGTGAAACCGCTTCTGCGGAGGATGTTGTGGTCGGTTGAGCCTACTCCTGATGTTTTTCGTGCTGCACCTGTAGGGTCGGGGCAAGCAATTATTCGTCTGTCCACCCCGTAGCGATTCATTACTTCTTCGGTGAAATCCCAGGTTGTTGCTCCTCCTGTGAGAATTATTTCATCAAAGACGTATAGGTATTGCTGGTGGCGGACTGCACAGATTCCGCAAAGTGGATCTACGTTAAAATCAACTCCCAAAAGGAGGGGAAGGAACTGCATATCGTTTGCTTCCTCAGAAATGTTGGAGTCTGAAAATGAGACTGCAACAAGACCCGTGAGATTCTCAAAACTGGCTTCAAATTCTTGCTTGAATGTTCTGGTGTCCAGTTGGGCCTTTGCTGCTTCGACCTCCTCTTTCGCTACGTTGCCCCCTTCTATTGTTGTGAAGCTCCATCTTTTCCAATCACCTGTTTCATCCTGTGGAACGTAGCACCATAGATCATAAAACCAGGAGGCTGTGCCATCTGGTGTAGAAATGAAGAGTGCCCATCCCTGTTTGTCTGCAAGAGCAGGTCGTATTACTTCAAACCATACTTCGGAATCCATGAAGGCTGCCTCGTCAAGTACTACTCCAGCGAGGCTTCGGCCTCGGAGAGTGGTTGCGTTTTCCGTGCCCTTGAGTTCAATTAGCGATCCATTGATTAGTTCTATTTTTAGGTCGGTTTCATTTTTTGATTGAATCCATTCTCTTGGAACGAGTCTCTTTAGTTCTTTCCAGGCAATGTCTTTTGCCATGCGGTAGGTGGGGGCACAGTAGAAGTAGGTTTCGTTGGGGCGGTCTATTGCTGCTTTTACCAGTTCTATGCAGGATAGATAGGATTTTCCGAATCTTCTGCCAGCTACGAGAACTCTAAATCGTTGTTTTGCATTGAACACCTCCCCCTGTGCCCATTTAAGGGTTAAATTTTCGGTTGTAGCGGTACTCATGTAGTAAAGAATAGCTTAAATTTGACTATTTACACCATTTTTATCGACTAAGTACTACATTTAAGGTTATTATTCAAGTAAATAGTATCATTTTAGTCCGTGGCTCAAGCATACTTTCATCCAAACTCAGGAAATCCGAACGCTCCAAAGACAAAAGAAGGTCTTGGTATCTCTGGGAGGCGTAATAGTCGAGCAGTTATAGAGGCGAGGCAGCAGAAATTGTATAAAAGGCAGTTGGAGGGGCTGACTACAAGACAGTTGGTATTGGATCATGCTGTTAAGGAGAATGTTTCAGTGTGGACAGCCTGGGAAGATTGGAAGCAGGTGAAGAAATGGAACGATGAGGATTGGAATAAAGATAGGGAGAAGATGATCGGACGACTCCAGGGGATGAGAATAAATCTTTTTCAGAAGGCTGTTAAGAGAGGGCAGTATCAAACTGCTGCTCAGATATTAGATTCATTGGGTAAAGTACTAGGGGAGAGTGAAGAGACTATTAATCTTAAGACTCCACAACTGTCTATTAAGGTTGAAGGTAAAGAAGAGTAGTTGACACTATTGTAGTATTTTAGTATAATATTATTAATGTAGCACATAATTAACTTATGCTTTGATTTATCAACAGGTTCCCCACCTGGCACAAAAAAATTTACAAAATTTTAACCCTACCCCCTGCAGCTATAGGGAATAGGGCTAAAGGTTGACGGTCTGGTGGCCGCTCTGGGCTGTCTAGCGTCCTAGATAGATGATGGCGCACTCTGTCTGCTGTCTGGCTGTTGTAGCCTCTCTGATGCACTCTTCGTATGGCTGGGAAGCGTAGACACTAGCCAGCGTAAAGGAGACAGTAAAGAAGGCCAGAGTCCAGAGGCTCCAGTATTCGGCCAGTGTATAGGGTAGGTTTCGGCCTCTGGTCTGGGTTGATCTCTGGGGGCGGTGGTTGGTTGGTCTGGTCATGGTGTATTTGCTGATAAGGTGTGAGGTAAGAAGAAAAATTTTATTAGTCAGAGAAGTAGTAAGTACATCCATCTATGGTCTCGGATTCCCAGCAGAGTTCGGTATCAAAGATTTCCTGAAGGTTGAAACAATTCTCGAAGCGTAGTTCAGGGGCATCTGCTGAGAACTGATTATCAAGCCAATCTTCAGCAACTTGTTCGTCATTGTCAAACTCACCTCTGAACCTCTCATTGAAGCTGTCATAATCTCCGACGCTGTCGTTCTCATGGAACCACTGGAAAAGATAGTCGGGAAGGTCTCCGCTGGTGTGTTCCCTGAAGTTCATCAACTCCTCTATATATTCCTCAATGTCGCTAATGTTCATGTACTCATCAGCTATTTTTCCAGAGAGTCTGGAAGTGTCGGGGAAGTGGTACTCATCAGCTATTCCCATAGCTGGGGAATCTGACAATACATAATCAATACATTCTTGGAAAGCCTCTCTAAAGTCAATCTCTCTTTCCTGAGCATCTTCCCAGAGGGTGACCATATCGAACCACTTAAAATGTAAATGTCCCTCATTGTATGCAGCTAAACACTGAATACATACCTGAGGGTTGTCATCATCTGTCTGGGTTGCTGCTAATGGTGGGCATGCTGTTGCAATAGTCATAAGTAAAGAATAACTATCTATATATATAGCATATTTATTCAAGTAGCACAACAGTAAATATTTTATGATATTCTCACCGCTGTCTTAATAGTAGACTGTAGTACTGGACAGCCTTTTCAGCCAATAAAAAATACCCTGATTTTCTCAGGTAGGATTACACCTGTAGCACAATAGAATTATAGGATTATTAATTGTATTATATGAGACTCAATCCAAGAAAATTCCAGGATATTTTGAGACTCACTTGAGACAATTTTGAGACTGTTAAAAAAAAAAAAAAAAAAAAAAAAAAAAAAAAAAAAAAAAAACCACTGACTAATCAGTGGCTAATCAGTGGCCTAATCAGTGGCTAATCAGTGGATTTTATAAACGTATAAGTTGTGAAATCCCCAGCTAGTAAATCAGGTAAATCAGACCTTCCAGAGCTAAAATAATAATCCTCTGAAACATCAACACACTCACAGCTGGACAGTTCCAAATATTCTAATGTTTCATTAATTAATTCTTCTTCGTTATCTTCCAGACCAGAGGCATCACCATAAGCAATAAAAGTTGACCAGTAAATTGGAAGTTCTTCTTTAATAGTTTTCATTAAAAATCCCTCCAGTCTGGACTATAGTTTGGTATCTCTGAAAAATTTTTCTTGATTTTGTAAAGTTCAGATATTTTACTCTGGTCATTCTCAACAGCGTGAATATAACACTCTGTCCAAATTTCTGAAATTTTATCCTGATACTTTTTTAATTCTTCTTTGTATTTAATTTCTTCCAAAGGTAGTTCAAGCTGACCATCTGCTGTCTGTTTCTGCTCTGGACACTCTGGCCTTTCGATCCAATAATCTGACATGAAATAAGCATAATTCAATTCTCTATCGTTGAACTCTCTCAATGTATCTTTCATCCCGTACTCATGGATAGTTTGAGTTTCTGTTACTCTGCTGATATAGGGAAAGTTAAGATACACCCAGTAGTCAGTACCCCACTGTGGATCATTACTCTCAGAATGTGCTGACTGCACATGGGGGTGATTCTGAATCTCTTTAAAAGTCTTTGGTTTTCTCATAGTGTGTTTGGTGTACTACACTATACAGTGTATATCTATTGTAGTACTTTGTCAATAAAAAAGATAATAAGTTATTAACCTATTATCTTAATTACTGTCAGGTGTATTTACACCTGTAAATTTTAAAAAGTGCTACTTCTTAACTGTATCGTTTAAGTCTCTGACTGAGACAGTTGAAGCTGGACTTCCATTAATTGAATGATCCTTATTGCCCAGACCATTAACAAAATTAAGAAATTTCTTTAAGTCATCAATGGCGATGAAATCCTCTGGTCTGGCTAATACGAGCCAATTATATTTAGTGGTAAAATTATTAGAATAATCTTTTATATTGAACTCAGCTAAATAGGGTTGGATCCATATATTGAGAAAACCAACTTCCCACTCAATGAAAGTTAGTTCCCTATCAGTGTTTCTATGTGGTATAGGCATACCAAACATATTCAATAATTCTACTGTTGTAGCATATATGGAACCTTTATATCTCAATTCATTTCTATGAAATGGAACGGGATTGATCGGTGTAGCTGAAATGCAGTTAGTTTTAAATGATGACTCAGTCATTGTAATAGGGGTGGTTTACACCCCTTAATGTAGCACAGGATAAACTAGACTGTCAACGCTAGACACTTTTCAAATGATCTGTTGATTCTCTGGCTGTTCGATCCATTGGGATTTATAAGATTATTAAATCTTATTCTTGCAGCATTAACAGAGTGTGGATTATTTGTTCGAC